TGTTTTTCAATATTAATTCTCGCCCTTAATTCTCTTTCAAATATCGCATCATTCCTGAGCTTCCATTCTTTGCCACGCCCCAGAAGCCACAGAAAGGTACATATCACTGCTGATAATATCAGGCTAAAAATCAAAAGTACTACAATTAAAGTATCCATATCGGTTAGTTTAAGTAAAAGTCATTTTCCTGGTACACCTCCTCATCAATTTTCCGAGTATCTTTAATAAGCGATTCAAGCCTTTTGCGGATATTATTAACTTCTTCCCGGTAAATCGGATTAGTGTCAATCTGATTACTTACCGACCTTAAAGAATGACTAATTGTCGCATGATCTAAGTAACCTTTTTTACCGGGAAACTCCTGACCTATTGCCGAAAGTGACATCTTAAGGATATTTCTAATAAAGTAAATAACAATATGCTTATACTTTATGTTTTTGTAAAATTTCCGCATAGAGTAAATTTCATCTACCTTTATACTGTAGTAAGAAGCTACCTCTGCTGTAATTGTATGTACTGTTATATTCATAGCTATTTATTTTTACGCCTGTCGGTTAAAAGAAAATGATGTAACTGAGGACTCTGTTTATTACCAATCATTTCTGCAAGTTCTTTCAATGATATTGTATCCCAATCATCACTGTTAATACATCCTGATAATAACCATTCTATTTTAAGATTAAGAGCCGTACCCATTGGATATTTACGTAAATCAATAGGATTTCCAGTATTTTTAAGTCTTTCTTCTATTTCTTTATGATCTCGTTCTTTCATATATTCCTGAGATACCTCCCTTAACCATTGTGAAATAGTTTTAGGAATTAACCTCCCTGCACCAAAATTACCCATTGACCCCCTGTATAATGCTGATACTACAAGATTGACAGTCATATATGAAAAGTTCTCTTTTATTATTTCAATAGTCCTGTCCAATATTTCATCCGTATAATGAGTACCCATATTCAATGAACAGTTTTTCATTGTAAGCTCAATGATCTCTTTTAGGTATACTGATGGTATATCCCTAACAAAATCGGTTATATAGTTTTCTGAATTGCTACTCATTTTTTAAGTGTTTTAAGTATCTTATCTATCCTTGAAAAATCAGCTCTCTCTTTTATTTTATGTTCATCCTTAAACCAAACAGTTCTCATTTTCATTTTCCAGTTCAGTACAGGATTATCATTTTTATCGTGCCAGTCAAGATCAGTATAATATTCAAAGGCATTTATGGCACAATCTTCTGAATAACCTGATTCTTTAAAATATTGTTTTACTTCTTCAATAGTCGGAGGTGTGAATATTTTACTATCTTTTATTTCCTTTCCTTTATATACTTTATTTCCTTTCCTTTCCTTTATAGCATTGCTATCGCATTGCGTTCGCATTGCGTTCGCATCTGTTTTGATTTTATTCCATCTTGAAAATGCTGATTGTCTGGCCTTTTCACTTTTACTATTTCTGTCATCCAGTCTATTTTCTATACTTATTGAACCAAAAGAATCATTCTCTAAAATAAATAAATCAAAATCATTTATTATACTTTTCACTAATTCGCTATCCACTCGCAAATCATACGCAATGCCTTCGTAATCCGAACGCAATGCGTTCGCATTATTATAGAGGTCTTCAATTATTGCCCAAAACACACCATAACCAGCCATTCCATGTTTTCTGATGAGTGCCTTGACTTTATCATCAACACGAGCATTATAATCATGCGAGAAGTAAAATGTATCTTTACTCATTTCCCGGTCATTAAATCAGATATACTTTTGGGATCAGATGATTTATATGATCCCTTTAAAGATGCGATTATTCTTCTGAGCTTTTTAATCTGGTTGTAATCAGTAGACTCTGCGAGTTCCTTTGATAAGGATACAATTCTTTTCCTAATTGATTCCTGGTTCATATCAGTAAAAATTAAGCCGGTACGGAAACAACAAATCCACTAAAGGAAAGCAGCGACGCAAGAGCCTTTTCGTGGACGTTGTAACCGTGACCGGCTATGTAAATTTCAGAATTTTCTTTCATGTCGCTGCTTTAAGTTTCAAATGTAAACCTTTAATTTGGAATAAAAAAATAAATCATCAAAATAATTTCTGTTGCATCAAATATGGCAATATTCGTTTCTCTGATTCAGAAGCATAATCACTACTTATTTCAGAAGCAATCCATTTTCTTTTTTGAATATGTGCCATTTTAGCGGTAGTGCCTGAGCCGCTGAAACAATCATAAATAAGGTCCCCTTCATTTGACCAACTAAATATATGATCTGCTGTTAATTGTTCGGGAAATGCTGCTGGGTGTGTATAATAATCTTCTGAATAACCAACAGAGTAATACCAGATGTTTGCCCTTATTTTCTTTTTACCTATTAATGATTTTCCTAATCGCTGCCTCATTGATGCCTCCTCAACCTTTTTATCTTTATTCAAGTTATTTATTTCTCCTCCCAATATGGCATCTATTTTTATAAGATTAACGGTTATTGGTACATCTTTAGAAAATACAAACATATATTCAAATGATTGTTCATACCGATTATGAGTTAATGGTATATAATTTACCTTTGCATATAGCATTGTATCATGTAATTTAAACCCACATTCCATAAAATATAATGCCTGTCTAAATGATGTACCCGTTTCGGATCCATTAATAGTTGCATCGCCAACAACCCAAACAACTACACCACCTTTTTTAGTTACTCTAAACAATTCTTTTGCTATACTTTCAAAGTCAAAAACATATCCATTATAGTTTCTAAGGTTATCATAAGGTGGACTTGTAACTGTTAAGTCAATAAACTCATCCGGCATCCTTGACATTGTATCAAGGCAATTTTCGCAGTAGATTTTATTCAATTCCATCATGCCAGTCTGTAACATCTACATTTCCTTCCATAATTCCCGATTCTCAGATTCCCAGTTTCAACCAGCTTCCCGGCATCAATTAAGCAGGTAATTGCACGCCTTATAGAAGTTATAGGCACGTTTCTGAGCTTCATGTATTTCCACGTTTCCCATGCGTTGAAGTTAGTTCCTTCATGCCTTTGGAAGAACTTTAGCACCGCCTCAGTCTGACTCTTAGCTTTCAGTTTGCACTCTTTAAGTTCAGGATTATGCAAATTAGTTGTATTGAAATACCCGAAGTGCGGAGCTTTCTCAATGACTTCAGATACTTCGTCGAATAGCGATTTTTCTGTCATGATTTAAGAAATTAATGTTTCAACAAAATATCAATAGCATTAATTTTGCTTTCTAATAATTTCTTTTCCTCAATTAACATATCGATAAGATCGCCTTTTATTGCTCTTCCAGGTTCGTGTTTCTTAATCTGTATTTCCTTCACTTCCGGTTCCATTTTCCTTATAGTCACGACTTTCGGAAGTAATCAATATGTTTTACCGGCAGAACTTTACCATGCTTTTCAGAATACTCTTTTAGTGATTGCCCTGAATTAATCCATTTTAGAACAGAATCCCAATTAGACTCTTTTAATCTAATCCAATATCTTTTATTAAAAAGATAGGATACTTGCGCCGGTACAAGGCCGACGATTGCCCCTGCCTCTAACTTAAAGAGTTTTTCTTTCTTTATTGCCGAAAGAAATTTATCTACTGTAGCTTGTTTTGCAATGTCATTCATGATTTTAGATTTATTTTAGTAGTTAGTCCATTCATTGATTTAAACAATTTAATGCCTGTTTGTACTGAAATATTTTAGGCTCTAAATTACCTTTATGAGTCTCATGTAGTTCCTTTGTGATTTCACCTTTTTTGAATGATTCAAAGGATTTATGAAGTGCCTTTTGGTACTCATTAAGTTGATTGGTTATCAGTTCTTTCGGAGTCATTTTAGTAGTTTAATTTCTTCTGAATAATTTTCTATCATTTGCTCAAAATCAAACCGGCTCCACTTTACTGAATCAAACCTTTGAGCCTCTAATTTTTCAACTGCCGGACTGCCTATCTCACAAATCAAACGAGTGCGAAATTCAATAGTAGCACCGTGAAGCATTACATTACATCTATAATCCTGAACCCTTGAATTATCAGGATGAAACGTTAATCCCGGATAAGCGCCTCTGGACAAAAAATGTCCTAACTGGGTATTTGAAGTATTGAGTTTCAGGGGCGCATCGCACGTGTAGCAATACAATTTCCCTTCATTGGCAGCCCTTAATTTTACCAGCTCTGAGTATAAATCGAGGGCCTTTTTCTTTAGTTTGGGCAGGGATTTAGTTTTCTGCATCTCAAAGATTTTCAATCTCAGTTATGATTCTTTTTTTGTCGTGCCATGGTCTTAATCCTAATAGCCGTTTGATATAAGACAGTAACTGATCGCTTGTTTTAAATTCCGGTAAAATCATTTTGTCTGGATTTTCAAGAAATCCAACCGTCTCTGTTTTTCGCTCCTCTTCCATTATCTTTTCAAAATCATGCCGTCTTAAACATTCCCTTACCAGATATTTTGTGTTAACCTCATCCAAATACTCTTCAATATCTATGTCAATTCGTGCCATAGTCATCAGTATTAAAGATTTTCAAATTCTCATCCAGGTTCAAAGGTGAATGATCACTGGTCTCTTCATCCAGGACGAAAGCATCCAGTTCATGCTCATCCGTATCAGGACGGAGGCACTCGAATAAAGCAGGTAGGTAACTCATAATTTATAATTTTGATAAAAATTTTTCAAATTCTATTTCAATCGTATCAATTATCCCATTAAGTATATCACCTTCAAAATACATACCTATTACATTTTCAAATATAAATGGCAACTGTTCCCGGATATAATCCTCAAATGTTTTCTGGCTCATTTTACCAAAAGCAATACTTTCATACTCGACTAATGAAGTCCCGTCTGCAAAAGTAAACACAATGGTATATTCTTTTTTCAGGTGTTTAAGCCAGATATAAAATTTATCTTCTTTGACTTTCTTTTTGAATACCGGAGGCATATATCCGTAAATGAATTTAAGAAGTGCGAAATAACAGCGGTGCATACTTATATCTCTTTTAGTAATTTCTATAAATGAAAGAACTTCTCCTTTGCCAGTCTGCTCAAGCATCTCTATTGCATTTGCAGAGACGGGAATTAACCCGCCTCCGACATATGCAAAATCCATTAGTTTGTGAAAATCACTATCCCTCATGATATTGAAAATTAAATTTTGTATTTCTTTATGAAAATCCTTGTCAGTCATCAATAAGGAAGATCACTTACTTCATCCTGTACCACATTTGAACTTACCGGAGTTGATTCGCCCCCTTCAGTCCATACCTGAAGATTTCCTAATATTGGCATCTTTTTTAGTTCTTCTTCCCCTAAAGATTCCCGGATTTCCTTACTGAAGGATTGTTTAACTAAATGAGTATCTTTTGAATCTACTTTTGGATTCTCAATCTCAAAAGCGATAAGATCCAAATATACCCCTTTTTCACCGATAAAAAGCCTATTCTTTTCAATCGGGATTACCAGACATTCAACCAATCCAAGTTGCCCGTTTATCATTTTGCGAACTGCATGGAGTTGCAATAAATTAAGTTTACCTGAAATTATTTTACTCATAATTTTACTGTTTTATACGTTCAATTAATATTTTAACTTCCTCAATACATTCGGCCAGTTTTGCTTTTAATAGACCAATAGACCCCTCGTGTTCGGCTCTTTCAATCCGGATGAGTATTTGCTTTAGTTTCGGACTTGAATATGGCATATAGTCTATAAAGTCCCATCCGGTACAAAGTAACTGGCCTATGATTTGCCAGTAGTAATCTTTTGGAACCTTACCGGTTTCGAGATATTCGTTATAGATTTGAAACGAAGGACATTTGAACTCACAGCCACCATTTAACCCGATTATTTTACGATCAGGACTGGCCCCTGTAAATTCATCATACTCATAAAATCCGGCAGGTTCGCAGGTATTAAAAGTAAATAACTCATAATTTTCAACTGCAAAAGGTTCCTTTTCATTTCCCCGCTGCATCCACTTATTTGAGTAATTTTCTTCACACTCTCCGGTAACTCTTTCAAAAGCTACTTTGATAATTGCGTTACGATATCTCTTTGTATCTTTTTTCATAAACAAATCGGCAAAAGTTGAAGAGGTAAATTTACCAAGTCTGAGCGCATCCCATTCTTCAGAGTTCTGATCTATTTCGTGATGTATCATAATATGGCAGCTTTTAAAGTTTCTTCATCTTCTTTATTTAACTCATATCTGGTTTTGATAGCATCGATTGTACCGGTTCCTTTTAAGAACTCAATAGCTTTATTCCATGCCGGGATACCTGGAGTTAATTTTGGTTTACTCATTACCGGCTGGGTAGGTCTTATCCGTAACCCTTCGGTAACTTCACCAAAGGCCTTAATATCATCTTTGACATAAATCTGAATAGGGATGTTATTCCAGTCATTGATAAATACTGATTTTGCAAACTTTTTGATCAGCTTACAATTAGTCGCATTCAGTATCATAGGCTTTAAATTAGCATCCGTAAAGGTAGCCACGTTCCGTTCCTGTTCTTTGCCGTCCGGGCCTTTTACAGATTTTACAGTAACAGATTTAATTACAGCTTTCATATCCTTTCCGTCCTCAAGGTCACATGAACTAAGATAGTCGGATAAAAATACTTTTCTCCAATGTGTTTTAGTTTCCATAGTTAGTATTTAAAGTTTATTTCAAGTTACAATTATCACACACAGATTCAGTATGTTCTCCGCAACGAGTACAGATGTCAGTCCATTTAATTGGAGCGTTACAACACTCTGACAGACCTTCTAAATCGCATTTTTCGCAGGGGTCAGATACGTCCTCAGTCCGTTCATTTAACTGATCTTCATCAAAAGCTCCATATCCGGTAGGTTCTGAAAATCCTCCATAAAAGGATTCAATGTTTACATTATCGCGGATATCTATTATCATGGCTTAATCTATGGATTCTTCAGATGTCTGCTTTTCGATTTCAGTTATTCCCTGGTATAGTTTCTTAATCGAACTTGCGCATATTTCAATAGCAGTAATTTTGGTACTATCGTCCGAGTCTTTAACAAAAATAGTTACGCATCTTGCATCCCCGTGACATTTAGCAATACCATTTTCTTTATCTACCCAAATTACATCACGCTGTTCATCCCTGCATTCTATCATGAATGACTCAATTATAGCATCGTGCGAATAGCCATTTATCATAACGTCTGTTAATGTTTTCATAAGTTAGTTAGTTTAAAAAGTAATGTTTCTCTATAAGTTCATGTAAATCCACAGAATAAGCAATTTGTTTGCCGCATTTGCAAGTACAGCGGAATACCCAACAAATAACTTCATCAGGCTCGGAGGTAAAGAACTCCGGATTGACAGAGTCTTTTAAATAAAATACTTCTTTGCTCATAGCTTTTCAGTATCAATAAGTTTATCTGCAATTCCGATTTTAAGGCAGTCAGATGCAATCTGAACGAGTGTTTTACGAACGCCAGTCCTTACAAATCTGCTCTGAATTTCTATTAGATTACCCCTATCTGAATTGTCCAATTCGAGAACAATGCCCTTAGTAGTTTTGTTTTTCTTTGCCATAGCTAGTATTTAAAAGCCGGTAACGAGTGCGGGAGGGGTAGCCACAGTAATCCGCACCCGACCGACTAAGGTTTCTTATTGCTTAATAATGTCAATCGATTTATCAAAGCCCTCTATTAATCTCAGCAGATAACCAAAGGGTAATTTTATTATAAACATACTTCCAAGTTCTTCTGAATATGATTTTGTATAAAGGGTATCATCTGAATCACTTCCAAGAGTATCTATAAGTCCCAGAGAATCATATACCCTGTTTTTATTTGATAAATAGTAACCAAATTTAGACAACCATAAATAAAGATTGAATAACTGATTAAATGCGAAGTTGAATAATTGTGTTTTCATCTTAGTCGGTTTTAATTGTATGTATCAAAGATAAACATATATTTGATATAAACAATACATTTAATACATTATTTTCAATTTATATCGTTATTTATATTGTTTCTAAACAAAAAAGAGGCCGATTTCTCGACCTCTCCCCTATCTAAAAAAAGCCACCCTAATTGAGTGGCTCTTAAAATATTGATTCTTTATTTATTTATATAATATTTTGCCGGAGATAAGTTTCTCCGATGTCAAGTCTAAAGACCCCCTGACTATATTGATTTACTCCTTTCGTGGGAATTAATTCATTATTCATGTCTGTTGATCTTTGCCAAGTGTGGTCATAATTGTCAACACGGCATGACTGGAATGATTGTTTTTCAATAATAACATTATAACCTTCAAAACTTAGACCCTTATCCGGTACACTAACCCCTCTGGATATTTGCATGTCGGCTACAGGAGAATCGAAATTCATAACGGTTTCATTCTGGTCTATGGTTAATGAATAACCTACATCATTGTCAAGTGCCGTTTTAGTGTCAGTAAAAGAACTTGACAAAAATGCGACCAGAAAAACCGTAAAGATCATCACACAAAACTTTTTCATACTCTTTACTTTTTGGTTAATACTAATTGCAATTTGCATTAATGAACTACAAATATATAAAGTTAAAATATCAAAGTCAAATTTATTTTAAAAAAAGAGGGATGCAGTTAACTACTCTGCACCCCTAACTACTAACTAAAACCTATGAAAAACAGAACCCTATTTTATAACTGCAATACCAACGGCAGCCGCTGACACTCCAAGAAGTACCTTATTCCAAAACCCTTTCCGATTAATCTGCCTATTTAAAATCGTAATTTCTTTATCGTAGTTCTTAATCTGCAAATCAGCCTTCAAAATATTGTTCTGTAAACCTGTAATCTGAGAATTAAGATTCAAAATTCCTTTTTCGTAACCTGTATTTAATCCGATACAGCTTTCAAGACTATTCCCCTGAAGTGAGTATTCCTGCTGAATCATATCTAAGGAAATAGATGTAGAATAGATTTGTCCTACCTGGAAGCCACTGAAAGGATATTTAAGTATCTCACTGTCATAATTTGGAAAGCGTGCCTGTAAACGTACATAGATAGTATCAGAAGGTATCTTTGAAAGCTCGGATAACTCTTTAGCGTGTTCTTTTTTCAGGATAACAAGTGCTACCTGGTATTTTTCGAGTACTTTCTTTAGTGAATCATTCCGAGTCCTGATGACTTTATAGTCTATCTGATGTTTTATAACCTGACTTTGAAGTTCGATCCGGTCACCGTTTAAGCTTAAATTACTTTGTTCAATAGTGACTATCCGCTCAGTCTGCTTTTTGATTGTCCTGTTTTTGACAGTAAGAATCAGAAGCAAAAAGATAATTGCACCGATCAGGATGACATACTTAATATTCTTTTTTAAGAAGTCAATGATTTTTGCTTTCATTTAACTTTCGTTTTGAAATTATATTTAAAACTGCAAATTCTCCATAATATTTTTTTGCTCCATTATTATATGCAATAGCAGCCTCAATTTCTGTTCTAAATTCACCTAAATATATAGATTTACTATTACATATAATAACTGCTTGATAGCTTTCTGGTCTTGTTTTTTGTATTGTTTCTCCTTTTGCATTAATATATTTATAAAATGGATACCTTTTCCGAACTCCTTTATACTCTCTTCCTTTTTGAACTTTCTTATTCCATGTATTTTGTCTTTTGGTACAAATTCTAAGATTTATTTTTTGATTATTTAGTCCATTACGATCAATATGGTCAATAGATTGTGCAAAGCTACAATTCATAATTTCACGATGCATGAGTATTTTCTTTCTTATACCATTGATTCTGATACTTCTTCTTGCATATAAATTACCACAACTATACTTTGATTCATGTAAATGCCATTTAAATTGATTTATTCTTTCATAATCTTCATCATCTATAAATACAACCCTACCTTGTGTAATCTTAATTTCTTTCATATAAAAAGACCTATTCGGTTTCAGGGTGACGGCCCTTACTCCCGAATAGGTTTTATATAATTATTACTGCCGCCACAGTATTTAATATCAATTACAAAGGTAATCATTTTCCTTATAGGCTTACAATAGTATCAACTTTATTATCAAAAATAGCTGAAAGTTTCTTAATTAATGCCTGACCGGACACCCCTAACATCATTGAACTAATGAAAGTAATTGGATAGATATTTGTCAAGTCATCTTTCGCATAGACAATGACACATCCAATGACCAGGTTTAATACAGTCGGGATCCAGTTTGCTCTTAGGAAAGTTTTAAAGACAAAATCAGGATGGTTGTAAACTCCATTTAACTGTAAGAGGACGTAAATTAAACATCCTGCGATTACTGCAAAATAATTTTCCATAATTTTAAAGATTATAGCATAAATAAATTAAATATCTCTTTCATTTGGCATGAGCTCAAAGTGAGGACAATCAGAGAATCTCTCATTATTCACATTATTATCGCCAGAGAAATCAGCTCCAAGTCTTATCCGATGTGACATAACACCAATTTTAAATAACTGATCTGCCTTCCCCTTAACGTATCCGGCAAAAAACAACATTTGATCTCTTGTCCAATCTATTTTGCCGTTAATATAAGGCGCAGCATCAACGGCCATTGAAGGTATTTTATTATGTTTCGACTGTGGATATGGAAGTTTTGACTTTTTGGGATTTGAATTAAATGCTGCATCCTGTGCTTCTTTATCCCTATGTCCGCAAACTATTGTACAATCAAAATCATTGATCACATGAGCAAATAATATTCTCAGATCCCGATGACAGGATTCGAGTCTTAATTTACTGGTTGCTGAAAATGTATTCATCATTTAGGCAGGATACCCCATGAGCTTGCTCTGGGGAGGAATGCCTTCCGTTTTTAAATTGTTAATAATAAATTCAAATATAAGAATAATATTAAAATAATTCGTTATCTTTGCATTATGAAATTGACATTGAAAATAAAGTTGCTGCCTACTGATGAACAATCTGAATTGCTTCTTAAAACTATAAAGGAGGCTAATGCAGCTTGTAATTCTATTTCTGATATAGCGTGGCAAGATAAGATTTTCAACCAGTTTAAAATACACAATAGGTGTTATTATGGCATTAAAAGTTCTTTTAACCTTAGTTCTCAAGTAATTGTAAAATGTATTAGTAAGGTCACTGATTCGTACAAAATTGATAGGAAGACTAAGAGAACATTCAGGGAACTTGGCGGAATTACTTATGATCCTCGCATTCTTACATACAAACCCAATGATATTGTTTCTATTTGGGTTATCGGTGGTAGGATTAATATTCCTTTCGTGTGCCATAATCGAAAATATTTGCCTTACATAAAAGGGGAAGCCGATCTGATTTACAAGAAAGGGAAGTTTTATTTGTTCCAAACTGTTGAGGTTCCCGAAGAAGAAGTTAAAGATGTTGAGGAATTTATCGGTGTTGATTTTGGACAAACCGATATTGCCGTTCTTTCTGACGGTACAAATTATAACTCCGATCAACTTAAAAAGGTTCGTAAAAAATACTCTAAAGTAAGAGCCAGCGTTCAAAGTAAAGGCACAAAGAACAGCAAAAGGCTGTTGAAACGGCTTTCCGGCAAAGAGCGCAGGTTTGTTTCTATCAATAATCACACAATCAGCAAGCAGATAGTTCAAAAGGCAAAGACTGAACATAAAGGCATTGCCATTGAAAACTTGGCTGGTATTAGAAAAACAGCAAAGACAAAAAACAAGGCACAAAAGACAGAACTGAACCGTTGGAGTTTTTTTCAACTCCGTGCTTTTCTGGCTTATAAAAGTTTGTTTAATGGAGTTAAATTTGTTGCTGTTCCACCGGCCTATACTTCTCAAGTTTGTAACAACTGTTTGCATATTGGCATAAGAAAAGGGAAATACTTTAGTTGTGAAAATTGTGGCAATATTGAAGATGCGGATCATAACGCTGCTCTCAATATTGCTGCATGGGGCTGCCTTATAAACCAGCCTGAAAAACCATCTATGTTGTACTGTCAAGTGCATCGTTCTTAGGTTTAATACCTCGTCAGCTTGCTGCGAGGTAGTTTATCGTTTAACTCTTTTAACCATATACTTTGCCGAATCATTAAACATCCAAAGAATTTGAGTTGAATCAGGAAGCATCACAAGATCACCTCTTGAATTAGTCACAATCGGGACTCCCTGTTTGTCAAATTTTTCATTTAACTGCCTGAACCCGTACCATGCCAGTAATGCAGCTACAACAATGATTCCAATCCCGACCTTTGGATATTTCTTTATCATCCGATATTCTTCCAGGTCTTTTTTTATTTCGATTATCTCTCCTACCTGGCTGCAATTTATCGGATGTGTCAGTAAATCTTTCTCAACCTGCTCAATCTTATCTTCTAAAATATTTATCCTGCCATTCGTCTTTGTCGTCTGTATTTCGATGGCCGATAACTGTGACCGAATAACCCGGTATTGGCCGTCAATTCCTTTAATATGTCCGGATAATATATCTGTCAGCATATCCCTTACTTCGTTCCTATCTTCGTGATCCATGTTTATCTCTCATTTTTTCAAGTTCGCTCTTCTGTGTCATATTGTTGAGTTGTTATCTTATTCTTTAATAATTGCTTTTGGCTTCCATGATTCAGGATATTTTGATATTTGTTCTTTAATAGATAAATCCAATTCCATTTTTACAGGCCATTTCTGGAAATCATCAGGTATCTTAACTGCCCACTTCTCTTCTGATTCCGATTTATTAATATCACTCCACCTCACAGCATCATAGCCAATTCTGTTTGCTTTCAGGAAGTTATGTATCTTTTCAGAAAACTCCATTGCATCTTTTTCCGTGTAAAAAATTGCTATCATATAGTTGGGAATCCATATTTTGTTGCTAAATAATTATAAATAGCTGTCTCATCTCCTGAAGCATCAGCAATCCTTCTCATTATAATTTCCTTAACTTCTATATTAGAATAATTAGTACCTGATCCATTTGCACCTAAAGTAAAGCCAGCCATGTTTCTTATACCAAAATTACCCGTAGCAGCTGCATCTGAATTAATTTGAAATTTACTGGATGCACCATTTAGTAATACTCGAATTATCCCAAATGTGTCAAGAGTTAAGTTTTTTTGAGCTGATCCTGCTCCTGCGTATACCTTCATTCCGGGAGTCGTTAGATTTTGATATAACGTACCATAATCAGCTGAATTACCATCCCATATTCGATCTGCAATTGTCCATGTAATCTGTTTTAATACTGCATATATAAATGTTGGTTGATTAATAGTAAAAGTTGCAGTCTTCATAAAATTATCAATTCCATCGAATAATATACCTGTTGCGCTCCATAATGGCTGCTTAGTACCTGTTGCCTGAATCAAATCATGTCCCGAACCTAACCTGTCATTCCACCTGCTGACAAAATTACTGCCATCTTTTGTAATTGTAGAGAGTAGTTGTGAATCATAAAAAGCAACTGTATTACCATCATCAAGAATAGCAGGATAACCAGCCCCGGCGGCAGCAGCATAAAACCCTATTGCGTGTCTTAGTCCCATTAGACTTTTTGAATAATTGTGTAAAGTATATCAGCCCCCGACTTCATCCAACTGATAAAATTATCAGCCGCCGTTGTTGCCACAATAGATGTACTACCCAGTTTCTTAGTGAACATTGTACCCATTGTGATAGTATAACCTCCTGCTCCAGATATGATCAATTCAATTGATCCCGCATCACCATCAACGACTCCTGTAAGGTTTACTGTTGTATTAGCTGAAACAGTTACTTTGAAACTCTTGTACAATGTGCCATCAAGAGCCAAAGGGTCAGCGAAAGCAGGCGTTTGTATTGCTTCCGGAATTAGGATTAATGCTTTTGTTTCTGCCAGTGTTTTCTTAACGAAAGCCCCCGATCCTGATGCCACAATAAAGTCGTTGGCGGCTGTTGCCAGGGCATGGGTGACATAATCGGTCACTGCCGTGTAAGCTGCCGAGCCAAGCCCCAGAATAGTCTTCACCTGTGCAAGTGTTTTAACGAGCCAACTGAATGGAGTCGCATCACTAACAATAAAACTACTTTCAGCAACTGCTGTCGGTTTTCCCGATATACCATCCCATGTTACACCATCTGAAATAGTAACTGCGATAGACTCTTCTGTTATCGCAACATTTATGTCGTCTGCCATTATACTATACGTTTTGTTATAATCTCTACAATCTCACAAACCCCTTTTGTCGAATTGAGCTGAACCAGGGGACTATCATCATAAATTCTTAAATCCCAATTATAATCACCAAGTACAATATCTGTCTGTGACGCTGTAAGTGCTAATGTCGTAATACCCCCGCTGGCGTTAGTATGAGATATTATATCTTTTGTAATCACTGCCAAAGCATCATCACTACTATTATCAGTCGCTTTTTTAACAGTAAAAAATACAGTTTTCCCAGTAAGGTCGTAAGCATTGCCCGAAGCATTTGTCACTGTTATTGTTGCGTTATATGGATTCCCTCTTTGTATAGTTATTGTTGCCATAATTATAAATTATTACAAAGTGTTTCAGCATATCGCATTATGTATCTTCTTTTTTATCTCCTACTTCAATCTCCTGCGCCCTGCTTACTGCATCCAAAGCATCGGCGGCCACTTTGCTTTGCAAAAAAGAAACAGTAACAATGGATAGTAAGTTAAGTATCTTCTGCCAGTCCGAAGGGTCAATTATTATTTTCTTCATTTCTCCTTGCATATAGTAATTGTTTGTGAATAATAAGGCCCGGCAGCTGCCTGTTTGATCACAACTGAGCTATGCTGCCTTTCATATTCCCGGACAGAAATAATACCAGTAATTTCGTACACCTCTGATGTTTCCAAAGTAGTACCAACTTCTTTGCGTGTCTCGCAAATGTAGCATTTGTCAGTCAGTTTCTCACAGCTGGCGAGAATGACAATCAAAAATAAAATACCTGCAATCTTTTTCATCTTTTTTAATTGTAAAGTTACAAAACTAATCTGATATAAACTGTATAATCTGTATTTTGTGCCGTCTCTCCGATATTCGCAATATTGACAACGTTATTATATTCTGCCCTCTGACCCGTTGCTGTTGCCCATCCCGACGAAGGATAAACCTGAGTTGCGCCACGTTTGATAATATATTCAATAGTTCCTCCGGAAGGTGGAAAGTCCCCGCCACCTGTAGGATTATAAGTGAAAGTCAAAGCAGTTGACCCGGCATAGCCCTGACTGACCGTTATATCCTGTGTAATTGAATTAGAAGTTACTCTAACAAGTCCATCCGGCGATCGTTCTAACACAGGATTAACATCACCGCTCTCACTCTGTATAGTATAGTCATAACTATCTGAAGCATCCTTATAAACAGTCACAGAAGAAACGTCAGATATTGCAGCAGTTGTAACTCGTGTATTAAAACCACTGGTAACAAGACTACAATTAACCGGAGTACCCGCATCATTGCAGGACAGAGTTATCCAAGTCCCGCCGGTAATTACCGCCGCCGACCAATCAGGAGGACCACCGGCATAAGAACAATAGACTGTAACATCTTCTGACTCCCCGGCTGCACTGTGAACAAGTGCGTTACTACTTACTTTTAACCAATCTTTAATTGTAAATGAACCATTTGTGATATAAGTATTCGTCCCGTCAGTATCCCATGTATCGGGGCTACCCCCATTTGCAATGCCTGTAAAAAATACAAGCAGTCCCGGAGAAATTGCTGTCCATGCTGCTGCTGCGCCAGAGCTTAGAATTAATTGCCAGTCAACCGATCCTATATGATAAGGAAAGTTTGCAAATGCAGGAGATGTCGCCCAGTTAATTATCTCTGTACTTATTGAAATATTCCATGCTCCTGTAAAATCCAAATCTTTTACTTGTCCAAAAGTCTTATACCACGGCCCGCCGGTTGCGTTGATTTTTAATCCTACATAGTAATCATCTAAACTGCTGGCTGAAGGATATATATCCGATGGAAGGATTATAACTGAACTCGATGAACGGTGCGCCCTGCAATACCATCTTTGTAAATAAGGAGTGCCGGAAGGATAAAGATTTGCGTTCCATGCGTTATCAGTATCACGACATTGAATTGAAGGATATGCTAAAGTACGATCATGTTCATACCCCCGAAAGTCGCCAAGTCTTGCAGGTTCATCAGGTGAACCGCCATCACTTCCACCTCTGGGTTGAAGATAATCCCACTTATCAGGATTTGAACCTGAGAAATTAAAGCCCCAGTAACCTACATCATCTTTGCCTCGTTCATATACAGTCGTTCCAATCCCGGCAGCTCTGACTGGTTTGTATTTTGACCAACGATTAATCAGCGATGATGTGCCAATGTTAAATAGCGACCAATCAGCAGAATATCCAAGATTAGTCCTGACTGCGCTTAATGCCAAATTTGTAGTTGCCAGTGCCATTTTAAGCAATTAACTCTTTTTTAGCATATTTGCCATGTTTTATATGAGATTTACTCATATTTATTCTTGCTTTAAAAGAGGGACTTTGTTTATGTTTACCCATAGCAGGCTTACTCATTTTTAATTTTGTTTCATCAGACATTTTAACAATTCCTTTATTTTCATATTAAACTCCGTAACAAATTACATCACCTTTAACTGTTAATGTACCAGAAGAAGATAATTTTTTTTGCCAAGTACCATTATAACTCCAATAATATTCCGTTGTACCATTTGGAACTTGTAACCAATAATTGGCCTCAGTCGAATCATAATGAATAATATTATTACCTGCTCTAATCCCCAGTTCTCCAAATAATGTGAGTTTCTGACTTCCGGCAGTGCCTCCAATAATGACATTATGACTTGTAAGAATAGTTATGGCAGATGTATTTCCGACATCTGCTGAAATCATTATTTTCCCGCCTTCACTCCTTAGTGCAATATCACCGCCTACCGAGCCATTAATTAAAAAATTAGTACCATAAGCAGCTCCTATATATCCCTTTGTAACATCAGATAAACTAAACGTAATTGCAGAATTAGCCGTGCTGCTATTAAGATTTAATAATTGAGATTTAGTTGTAGTACCGATACTAACCTGACCTGTAAACGTAGGATTTGTAAACATTGTAGCCTTACTCTCATTAGTCACATTACCAAGTCCTACATCTGATGATACTAATGCAAGAGCCGTTTTAAAATTTGCTGCATTCAAAGCACTAACAGAATTATTAGCATTGAGACGGATGAAAGTAATCGCTCCGGGATTGGCCAGAGTAATCAGATTATTTCCTACTGTTGTATTTACCAGTGAAGTTCCCCATGCCGTACCTGTTGAAAGAGCAATACCAGATGCAGGATAAGTAGATGAAAGTATAATACTGGAGTTTGTCGGAGTTGCCGCTGCAGGCACTGTCCATGCCCCCTTTGCATTTAAAAAATAACTTGCACCAGCGTTATTAGCACCAGGAACCATGCCTTTTATAGGAGACGACGTACTGAATAATGCTCCTTTTGTAATTATTGAAGCGGCCTTAATAAGCCTATCTTGTAGAGTATGCGGTACAACCGGATTTGCTAAAACGACTTTTATCTTATAAGGATTAACCAGCGGGTATTCAATACTCGAAATTCTGATTAACTTATTAATTGAAAGTGCTGAATCAATTATAGTAACCCTGTTGCCTGCTTTTAAAGATATATTATTCAGTTTTGCATCCTTTGGGTCGATCTCTAAAGTATATAATACATGAGGAGCACAGTTTTCATTCAGGTATCTTTGCGTAGCGGCCTGTAATGTGGCCTCTGCCGTGTCGATATACGTTTGAGGCATTATTATATTAACAAGTGTATAAGTATCCCCAATTACAGGCAGATGAGTTGCATTCGGCTGTATATATCCATCAGAATCAGTAAATGATTCTATATAAATTCGTTTTGTAGTATAATCAAAGTGCGAGATTTCACACTGTACCCCGGAAAGGACACCTGATTTAAAGACCACTGATGCCGTTTGTCCTGAGATATTATAATCATTTATATCAAAGTTAATTGAGGTATCTTCAATAAAACTTGTTTCCGGATTTAAATCCGTACCTGTCCCTCCGGCTGCATTTGCGATTAAATTATCAGCAGTTCCCGATCCTGGCGTAATTGTTGCTGCTGCAAAATCTACACCCGGCACAGCAGCCATAAATAATATTTCTGAATTGGAAATTCTTGTCAGCGTAACGGCCCCAAAATCATTCTGATGGTCAAGATAAAAAGCAAGTACTGTAACTGATACACTTGTATTCCAAACCATTGTTTCAGAGTAACCGTTACATCCTACTGTACAATCTCCGGATGCATTATTTTTTGTTATCTTGTCAATCCTTGCTACCGCACCTGATCCACCGGCATCGAAATTCATTGTTACCGCTGTGATTGTTCCGGTACGTTCAGGAAATATATTATCATCCACGAAAACACCTTCAATAGTACCATATAAGGCTGATGCAGAAGGTGAATCCAGATAGCCTGATGCCGCATAACCTGATGGAGCGAAAATGAGTCTTTTATTCCCGTTTCTGTAAGTGTCCGGGATATTTGTTTGTCCTCCAAATCCGTAACACCGGGTAATGATGTTTTGATTCAAAACCTGTTCACGGGTTAATTTATAAAGTCCGTTTTCACGACCATATTCAAAACTATATCCCGAAGCCCCGGCAATAGAATCCTGTAAACTAATAACCTTATCAGTGATATCATATTCCATTTTATAAGCTTCTGCAATTTTTGAAAGAGCAGATAGACAGGATTCGTTTGTAAATTGCAAGGTCTTATCTATACCAGTTGAACAAGTACCGGAAGCCCACGTAGGATTTATTTCATTAATATTCGTAAGTATCTTACTGATAAAGTCTACAGGTGACCCATCATAACTAAAATCAGTCAACCCATTTGCGCCGTCTTTAAAAAGTTTTTTATTAAGATTATAAAGATTAGCCTGGAAATCTACATTGTATTTAAAAGTCGAATCATTGATCTTAACTACACTCGGAAGCTGATTAATAAAATAGTTCTCCCCGGTTGCTGCGCCTCCACTGGCAGGATATGTGATATAATCACCGATAGTTATGTCAAGAGCGGAAGCAGAATTATGAATGAACTCCGAAGTTATCTTATGTTCACCCATTAACTTTTTACTATAAACACACCTATCATCAATATCAACTGTAATTGGTATTGCCCTTCCGCTGCGATATATATCGATACTTATCATGTCACTGAAACTGCTATCAAACTCATTCGAAACTTTGCAATAACACCCAAATTATAAAGAAAAATATTATCAACCTTAAAGCCTGAAGTGGCAAAGCAAACTACTGTAACCCCATTCAAAACTATTGATCTGGTTCCGGCAGAAGAAAAAACTTTATAAAGAGCCTGTATCTTACTTTGAAAATCCGACAAAGAAGACCCTGTGATAAATCCATTAAATTCCAGAGTATTATTTTTGCGCTTTACTATCTGATAACCCTCTGATCCATATTTAGTGAATTGCTGCTCTTTGAGCTCAGGCAAATCATGTAATGCTTCTGCTTTGGACAAATATAGTCCAAAAGATAAAAAAGGTATTGAATCAATAGTATAAGTACTTATACCTGATGCAGGTAAAGTTCCGGTTAAGCTAACTACCGTCTCCCTGAAGGTCATTACAACACTTGCTCCTCCGTTCATGTATTCAGGTATTACCGATTTAACGTAACCCGAAGCACTATTATATGGCGTCTCGAAAATACTTAGTCCGGTTGCTGCATTAATGGCAGTATAGAAGCTACTCAAATAACCATTTATACCTGATGCAGTTCCACCAATTGAACCTGAAAAAATAATATCCCGTCCGGCAAAAAATATCTCATCAGCCAAAACCCACGGCTCCACGCCTGACTCATCGCCCCATTCATGAAAACATTCTCCTGCTCTTTCCGGCATGTTGAAACAGTTCTGAATAGCAATATTTGAACCCGGTGAATGCCCTGCCCGGATATTGTAAGTATTGTATAAATTTATGCCATCAAGTAAATATGCCATTATGCAACCTTATTTTGCTTCCGAATTATCCATGCTTTTTTCTGTGCCTCACTCATTATTTTTAATTCCGCTTCAGAATGTTTTCTTTTCTTACCAGCCTCACTTAATTTTCTTCTATGTTCATCTGACATATTTAAAGTTGCTATTCTTTTTTTATTTCTGGATTCAATGGAATCTTTTTTACCATAATTTGGGTTATTTTTACCAGAATGATTAAATCCAAACATTGGATTATCTGATCCTAATCCCTTCCCTTTATGTGAAATGCTTTTCTTTCTTCTTGTTTCAACTGAATCAGTAGGTCTTTGTTTGGCTGCTTCACTTTGTTTCTTTATGGACTCTTTTGTATGGTGTTTCCTAAAAAAGTGATTTTTTTCACCCATTAAGGATTCACTTATTTTTATTCTAGTTTCCTGCGAAGGTTCTCTGCCTTTTGCTTTTTCACTTAATATTAATTTAGTCTTTTCAGAGTGTAAAAATCCAAGAGTACTACCAGCAATTTGACAAACATTAAAATAAGGTTTTAAGGTATCAATATAAAACTGTTCTCTTATAATTAGAAATTCAGGAAAACATGGCTCGATAATTATAAATACTAAATCAGATTCACTATATTTATTAAAATGTCTTTGAAGTTGTGGTGAATGATGTTTATTGTTTCTTAATGATTTTAAATGACATCTCCATCTATCTCTAAAGTTAATAGCGCTACCAATATAACACCGTCCGGGATTTATTTGTGATTGAATTTTATATATACCTGAATATTTCATATTTAAAGATACAAATATTTTTAAAAAGAACCTACTGCTGGCTGTTTAGTATTTGAAACAATGCTTTTTAATTCTATTACGGCTAATTGTAATTGCGTTACTGTTTCTGCGGTATTTTTCTCTATACCCACAAGATGATTGACTCCCATAAGAGTATAATCTTTGCTAATACGAATATCATCTGATGTACGTCTCCATATACCGGCCAACTCCGTCCCGGTCTGCTCTGAAATCTGTCTCTGGATACCCATCGAAAGACCCTGATTTAAAACCTCTCCCCCTATATTTAATCCGCTTGTCATAGTTTCATAAGCCTCTTGGTTTTCATCTGCTATTTCTGCTATCCTTCTGGCATTTTCTTCTTTTTCAATATTAGTAATACCTCCGGTCATTGCACCCTTCAACCATTCCATGTAAGCAAGCATTTTAGGACTTGATAAAAGTGAATCTGTAAATACACTCATCACGGCATCAATTAACACCTGGTTCATATAGTCTGCAAAATCATCAACTGATGTTTTCCCTTCCTGAAATCCTTGTGCAATAACATCTGCAATAGTATTTTCTGTAATACCCCCTGTAAGAAAATCTGTTAATGCCTGTTCAGCATCTTCAATTAATCTGTTAGTCTCTTCGAGTGCATCATTAACTTCCTTTAATTTATTTTTTCCTGAACCAACCAATCCACCCAAAATACCGGTCCGATGACTTGCTATCTGAATTTCAAGTTCTTTTTGTCTCTTCTCTTGAGTTACTTTTAATTGTCTGAGATACTCAAGTTCGTCTTTTCTGGCTTGTTCCTGACCTCCTTTTCTTTCTGATAGTTCAATTAACCGTGCCTGTTCCTCAAGTAGTACATTAATATGCTCTATCTGTGATTCAAATTTCATAGCAGCAGTCGGGATATATGATATTATCCCGGCTAACATTTTACCTGCTGCGCTGGCTATTGCAGCAGGATTACCGGTAGCCATCGCAATGAAAGTATCCAGTGAACTATTTAGCAATGCCATTGACTTTTCGTCCAGTCCAATTTGTTCTCCGATCTGATAAACCAGGTCAGCAGCAGCATTAACTATATGATTCCTTAAATCTAACTGTTCTTTTAATAGTTCTATTTGATCTTTGTCATTTTCTGCAATGTCTTTCTGCATCTTCTTATACCACTCAACGCTCCCGGAAGCTAATTTAAAATTATCCGCCCCTTCTTTGCTAAATTCAGAGCCTATTGCCGGAGTCTTCCCTTTTCTTACTAAAGCCCTGTTAAGTATTGAATATCCTTTGCCGGGATCTATCTTACTAAGTATTTCATCTATTTTTTCATATTCTTTTTTAATAGCTTCGAGAGCCTCTTTTGCTTTTTGTTTCTCAGAATCATACAATTCCTTTCTTGCAGCCATTAAACTATTAGTTGCCCTCACTTGTCTCTGATCACTTTCTTTCTGCAGATTGATTTCCTCTGCAATGGCCTCCTCAAGTTTCTTCCTATCTTCATCCCTTAATTGTCCCCGTTTTTCGAGTTCAACATTCTGATTCCTTATATTCAGAATTACCCACTGCTGATGCTTAATTTCATTCTGCGCTGTCCTATTTTCCAGATCAAGAGCCTTTTGAAGTGCAGTTATTCTTACTTCTGGCTTCTTTGTATCATCAGCATAAAGTAACCTGGCCTTAACAATTTCTGCGTTAGCTTTTGCCCTTGGTACGATCATTGCACGTTCAGCATCTCCCAATTCTTGCTGTCTTCGTGTATAATTTTCAGCAGCCTCTCCGGCTTCATTCATTGATGTTGTAAGGTCATCAAAATATTTCCTTACTCCGGGAATAAAGTTTGCAGTTGTCGAAATTAATTTCAATCCATTTACAAGTCTGGTTCCCCAGGGAGTCGCCTCATCACCTTTCTCCCCGACCATTGATTTTCCTAACTTAATAAATTCACCCTGCAATACTCCAACCGCCGCCTTTAGTCCAGATATTTTTCGTTCAAGTAATTCAATCCCTTCCTGCGACCTTGTTAAAAATGATAATACAGTTTCTTTCAGTACCTTAACTACCGCCTGAACAGAAACATAAGCAAGCGCCATTCTGCCTATCTTATCTATAATTCCAGTAGAAGACTTTTCAATCTGAACATTCCCTTCAATCTGTTGTTTTTGTAATTTAGCAAGCTGCGCCTGTTCTTC